ATTCAAGGCGGTCGCCGCCAGGTCCGCCCCGGAGGCGGCCGCGGCGAGCGGGTCGACCGTTGAGTCGATGTCGGCCGGATCCGCCGGCGGCTCGCCATCGGCGGCGACGGCCCCGCCTTCCGGCGCGGCCGCGTTGCCCAGCGTCGAGAACCCGAGCTGCATGTACGTCTCGTCCGCCGCCGGGTCCTCGAGGAGCGGGAGGTCTTCCATCTCGCGCAGCTCTTGGGGTTTTAGTGCGCCCATGTTGAACAAAGCTTGATACAGCTGGACGCGGCTCGCGGTGTCGGCCCGGAGGATCCCGCGGTTGTCGAGGCGGGCGTACACGTCCTCGCCGTAGACCGGCTGGAGCATCATGTCGAGCGGGCCTTCCATCCGGCGGGCCCACGGCAGGAGGCACCAGACCTGCGCCGAGAGATGCTCCTGCTCGACGTTCGACCAGCGGGCCATCTTGTGATCGCCGACCAGCGTCGACGGGACGCCCCAGGCCCGGGCGATGTCGGGGAGGATCGAGTCCCGGAGCTCCTGGTACTGATTCGCCTCCATCGAGTTCGACTCGATCGGCTTCAGTTGGGTCTTCTTCGGGAGGACCGCGATCGACCCGCGGTTCCGGGCCCCGCCGTAGATCTCGCGGAGCTGCGCCCGGAGGGCGGTCATGGCCTCGTCGGGGATCTTCTCCTGCAACTCCATCACCATGTCGGGCCGCGCGGAGTTCGCCCAGAACGCGGTCGCCGCGATGTCGAGCTGGCGGGCCAGCGCGATCGAGGTCCCGCACAGCTCGGAGGGAGCCATGCCCACGAGCCCGTTGTCCGAGAGCCACCGCCAATGGATCACGGGCTCGCGGATGGTCTCCCACGAGCCGGCGTCGTTCCAGAACTGGTAGGCAACCGAGTAGTCGCGGTTCCGCACGACGTTCACCCGCGAGGGGTGCATGGGCCGCAGCTCGGAGCAGAAGCCGCGCGGGCCGGGCATGACCCGGGCGAATGCGTTCCCGTGGAGGGCGGTCCAGTAGGCCACGAGCTGGTAGAAGTCGTAGGCGCTCTGCCAGCCGTTCGGCCGCTTGCGGAGCGTGTACGAGCAGGGGAGGTCGGCGTCTTCTTTTCGGCCGCCGGGGAGCGTCCGCATCACCTGGACGGGCATCACGGCGACGGCCTGGGCGATCCACCGCACGACGGCCAGGATCGACGAGACGCGGATCGCCTCGGTCGTCCCGATGTCGGCCGGCGAGATCGTGCCGAACCCGAACGACGCGACCGGGCTCCAGACGGATCCGACGGCCCGCTTCTCGGGCGTGGCACGGCGAGGGGCCCGCCGGCGGGTCGTGGGCTGGGCGGGCTTCTTGCGGGCCATCGGGGGCGTCCTGCGGGCCCGGGGCGCGGAATCCCCTGGGCTCCACAAGTGTCGGACGCTCGCCGGGTTCGGCGAAGTTCGCGGGCCCGTCAGATCAGCGTTATCCGGTAGTCGTCGAGACTCCCGGCCACGTCGTCCTCGTCGGTGCTCGCAAGGGCCAGGGCGTTGACCAACGCCGCGACGCCGTCGATCTTCTCGTTCGACTTCGCCTTATCTGGCTTGATCATGCCCGTGGGGTCTGTGTAGACGCAGACGTTATTCGCGTTCCACGTCGCGACCGGGTTCCCGCCGGTCCGGAGCCGCTTCTCGACGACCAGGGCCTCGAGCAGCTTGCAGGACGAGTTCAAGTACGCCGTCCGCTGCGGGATGTCCTTGACCGTGATCCCTTCGCGCTGGAGCAGCGTCTCCAGGGCCCCGGCCTGCCACGGGTCGACGCCGACCGCCTTGATCTCGTGGGCCTCGCCGTACGCGATCAGATCGCGGGCGACGCTCTCGTGATCAAGCCGGTGGCCGTCGGTCACGGTCACCCAGCCCTCGCGTATCCAGGTGTCGTAGGGGATCCCCTCGCGGACGCGGTCGGCCACGGTCTCGCGCGGGACCCAGTATTTCCACTCGACCGCGTAGGAGCCGTCCTTCTCCTTGAACACGAAGGCGGCCGCGGTCATGTCGAGGTTCGACGCCAGGTCGACGCCGACCCAGCACGGCCGGCCGGCGAGCGGCTCGGCGGGGCCGGCGTTGCATTGGGCCCATGCGTCGCCTTGGAAGAACCTGGCGTCGGCCTCCTGCCAGACGTTCAATGAGTAACGCAAAAACTTCGACATCTTCCGCGGGTCGGTGCTCGCGTCCTGGTAGTCGGCCGCGAACTCGTCCTCGGGGAACGCGATCCCCATCGACGGGTTGGCCTTCCGCCAGACCTTCGGGTCGGAGAAGTCGTCGTCCGGCGCGGCCGCGTAGATCAGGCCGTAGAACGTCGGGTTCGCGGCAGGATTTTTTTGGACCAACTCGCAGTCGCTCCACCACTGGTAGCCGATCCCGTTCCGGTTGTCGCCGGCCGTCGAGATCGAGATGACGATCCCGTTCGCCGTGCCGCGCGTGGCGTAGGTCAAGGCGTTCACCAGGTCCGGCGTCCGAAACGAGTGGATCTCGTCCAGGATCACCGAGCCGTTCAAGCCTTCGTTTCGCCACGAGTCGCTCGACAGGCAGCGGATCTCCTTGCCGGTGGCGCGGTTCCGGATGATGCTCCGCGAGTCGACGACCTCGAGCATCTTCGAGAGCTTGGGCGAGGCCTCGACCGATTGCCGGATCATCCGGTACATGGTCCGGGCCTGGAGGCGATCGTTCGCCGCGAGGAAGCAGTCCTGCGCGGGCGCGTGGCAGGTGATGATGTATTGGGCGAGCTGCGACATGAGCGAGCTCTTCCGGTTCTTCTTCGGCACGAAGATCCCGGCCCGGCGGTAGCGGAGCCGGCCGTCGCGACGCCGCCAGCCGAAGAGCGGCCGGAGGACCTGCTCCTTCTGCCAGTCGATCAGCTCGATCCGCGTCGGCTCGCCGCCGTGCTCGTTCGGGTGGCGGCAGAGCGTCTCGATGAACTGGACGGGAGCGGTGGCCGCCGCCTCGTCCCACTGGTAGCCAGGGACGTACTCGGGCCGCTTCTTCGGGTCAGGTGCGGAGCGAGAGCTTCGCGAGGACCGCGTCTTCTTCGTCGCCTTCTTCTTCGCCACTGGGGAGCTCCTGCGGGATGCGGGCCGCGGCGGCCGCGGTCAGTCCGAAGTCCCGGGCCAGTTGAACGAAGTCCCGCCGCGAGTCACGCAGGAGCTTCGCCACCGGGGAGGCGGCCTGGCCCTTCTCGGTCGCCGTGATCCAGCCCTCGGCCGCGACCGTGCCGGCGAGCTGCTCGATCTCGGAGTGGAGGTGGCACAGGATCGCGAAGGCGTCGACCCGGTCGGGCGTCAGCCGGCCGTCGGCGATCAGGATCGGGGCGGTCCGCTCCCAGAAGCCGAGGGCCGCTGGGATCTTCGCGACCGAGGCCGGCGGCTTGATGCCGGCCGGCGGCGCGGCCCTCGGGCCCGGCGCGGCCAGGGCCCCGATCTGCTTCACGCGGGCCAGGGCGGCTCGGGACTTCTTCGAGTTCGGGTCGGGCAGGCGGCCGCGGCGGCCCATGTTCGGCTCCGTTTTTGCGTTATTGGGTCGGAAATTAGCGCAGAACGCTCGCGGGGCTATGCGTTTGCTGGCAGAGCGCCCCGAAGGGGTACCCGGTCGACGCTATGAACGCGAGCAGGGACGCTCGTGGGTTTGTGCAGTTTTGGTGGCCGTCGATGATCACGGCGTTCCCTTGCTTTCCGTTGCAAGACGCGCAATTCGTGAAAGTGTTGTCCATCGTGTGGCCGTGCATCTTGTTGAGTGGATTCTTTAGCGGGACGATGTGGCCGAGCGTCGGTGCCCGGTGCTGGTCGCCTTCAATTGTGACTCGGCCGCACAACAAACAAACACAGTCGTCTCGTTCAAACACAACAGCGCGAGTCACAGACGAATCAAACGGCAATCCATTCAGCCTGCACCTTTCCTTGTGCCCGTGAGCGACTCGTCCTTTCCTTGCTTGCCTCTTACTTTTCCTGAATGAGAGCTTGCGGCACTCGTCCGAACAAAGCCTGTCCCTTCCATTCCTAAACATTTTCCCGCATTGAAGGCACGGCCAAGGCTCTGCGGCTCTCTTCTCTCGCTCTACTGCCTTTCTGATCTTTGAAACGACGGCCAAGTAGTTTTTCTGAAACTTGGACTCGAGCTTGCGCACATTTGCCGCGAGGCGCGATCTTGTTCGCGCCGCCAAGTAACACGCAGAACTACAGAAACTCCCGCTTGATCGACCTCCTTGTTTCCACCGGTCGAAGGTGTTGAGGCAGTATCCGCACGTCGCCTGCTCTGCTTCCCTGTGTACGACCAGACAAGCGTCGCATAGTTTTCGCTGGGGCGACCCGACGCACACGAAGTCGCAGCGGCAGTTTTGACATTGCAGCGAATACTGTTTCTTCCTTCTTTGCTTGTTGTTGTTCTGCTTTTTGCAATCGTGGCACCAGCGAGGCAGTCGCCCTCTCTCCCCGTTCGCGAACACAACGACGCCGCATCCGTTGCAGTGTCCGTGCCGCCTCGGTTTGGCTTCCTTGCCATCCATGCCCGGATCGTCAGCGATCCGTCCTGCGAGTCCAGAGCCGGAAGATCACGCGCCCGCCGCCAGCCGGCGGGCGAGTTCGGCCTGCATCGACGCCGGCCGCTCGCTCGCGGCCCGCTCGACGAGCGTGTCGGGCTCGGCCGTCGTCTCCTTGATAGCGGCCCCAAGCCGCCGGTAGCGGGCCAGGTCGTTGTCCGTCGGGTAGGCGTGGATGATCCAGACGTTCGGCGGGTTGCCGAACCGGTGGGCCCGGACTGCCTCGTCGATCGCGAACCAGCGGACGACGCGGACGATGTCGCGGATCGCCTGCGTGTATTCGTGGTGCCTCGTGCCCTCAGTCGCCAGGGCCAGGGCGATCCGGTCGAAGTCGATCACGACATCGTCGGGCCCGGCCTGCTCGCGGACCCACGTCGACTTCCCGGAGCAGATGTGGCCGACGACGACGTGGATCACGCGAAGCCCTTCCGCCCCTGCTCGGCCCGCGTCTTCCGCCCGTGGCAGGCCTCGCACAGGGTTTGCAGGTTGCCCGAGGCGTCCGTCCCGCCGTCCTCGAGGGGGACGATATGGTCGACGTGGGCCTTCCGGCCGTAGACGACTCGCTGGCAGTCCTGGCACCGGTAGGCGTCGCGGATCAGGATCCGCTCCCGCTTGGCCCGCCAGTCGGCGGAGACGTAGTGCGCCCTCTCCTTCGTGTGCGTGTGCCGCATCCGCGGCGGCCGCCAGCGTTCGACGCGGTCGGGCATGGGTGGCGCGGCCTCAGTCGATCGTCGTGCCGACAACGCAGAGCCCGAGGGACGCGATCGCGTGGGTCCATCCGAACGTCGTGCCGATGTCGCCGCTCGCGTTTGTCGCCGCGAGCTTCCCGTCCATGTCGATCCGCCAGAACGCGACGCCGGCGACGCTCGGCAGTAGGCCTTGCATGGCGACCAGCCACTCGTCGGTCGCCATCGTGCCGCAGGCGTAATGGGTCACGGGGCCGGATTCGGATGGCCCGAGCGGGACGGCGAACGTGTCGGCCTGCTCGGTCCCGGTCACCTGGGCGGCCATCGCGTCAGCGGCCGCCTTCGACGCCGACGGGACGACGATGATCACATGCCACTTCCACGTCGTCATGACAGCGTGAGCCCGTACTTTTTGGCGAGGTACTTCTCGACTGCGGACCTCTCCGCGGCCGATAGGGCGACGTGCCAGATCATCGCCTCCAGACAATCGCAGGCGGTGGCGTTCGCGCCGGCGAGACTATTCGCCCCGAGGAACAAACTCGTTGACGTGCGGTACGAGCCGTTAGGCGTTCCGACCGTGACGATTAGCTTCCCGTTCTGTCGGACCAAGCACTGCGACGCACTGGTGTACGTCAGCGAGTAGATAGCGTTGCCGATGGCGGTAGTTGGCGTCGTAAATGTCGATGTCCCAAACGCCCAGTAAGCCACCCTCATTGGCGTCGTTCCGTTGTCGACGAACAGGCTGGCGTTGTCAGCCCTGGCGATAAATCTACGAGAACCCGCAGCCGTTGAGATGTTGGCAAACACGCCGAACCAGGTCTGTGTCTCCGACGCCGTTCCCGAATGCGTCGTCGCACCGAGCGCGTCGTCGACTCCATCGAACCGGACCGCCGACCGCCCGCTCAGGATGTTGACCTTGTAGACGGGCCGCCGTGCGTCGTTGTTCGCGGCCATTGGGCGACTATTGCCGCTCTTGTCCAAGGCATAGCCAACAACGTCGCCGTCAGCGGTCACCGCCGTCGCGCCGGCGGTCGTCTGCCGGAGGCTTGCCGGGTCGGAGAAGTCCCACCAGCCAACTATCCCGGGGATCGTCCGCGGGTCGAACTGTTTCGCCCGAAAGGCGAGACGCTGCCAGCGGCTCACAGAATCCTCCACCGCGAGATGGCGGAGGAGTAGGTGAGGATGGCGGAGCCGCCGTCAGCCGGCAGGACGAAATCGCCGCCGGTGCTGTTCCTGAGCCGGTTCGCCGCGGTGCTCGAGCTGCTCTCGTGCTTCAGCGTGATCGACGAGCCGCCCGAGGCGTTGACGTTGATCACCAGGCGGAGAGCCCCGTCGACGCTCGGGGCGACGATCCCCGTGATGTCGATCGCCGTCGAGCTGGCGAGCCGCAGGATGTCGCAGGTCCCCGGGTCGTAGTTGTTCTGGCTCGCCGACAGGCTGGACGGCGTGACGATCACCGGGTTGATCGCGTCGGCCCCGCCCGTCTGGTGCCGGCTGGCGTGGGTCAGGTCGCGGATCGACCCGAGCG